GAAACTAAATCTTTATTAAATTTACTTTCTATTTGCATATTCTATTTCTTTCACCATTTTACTATAAAGGGCCATACCCACATAGCTTTTGTATTTGCAAGAAATACAATAAATAAAAATATTATCTTCGTTGTCAATATTAGAAAAGAGAAGGCCTTGATCTAGTGGGCAAGCCATTTCTGAAACAAGACCTTCTCTCGAAAGACTTAGGTATTCAGATACTAGTTGTATCTTAATAGCAAATCCTTTCTAACTTTTAGATGGAAATTTGTTTATCCACTCTTTTGTCTTAGCGGTTAAACCTTTCCATGACGACCAATCTTGACCGCCATTGGTCATATAATACGTTATCTCTGCGTTGATTGCTGGATCAAATAACGAGTAGTTACTGTCCAGTTTGAATTTTTCTTTACGATCATCACCTAGGTTTCCCAACATGTTGATCTGAAAAATTCCGTAGGAACTGTCTCCAGTTTTCCTGTTGCCGTTATAAGCCATTGGGCGTCCGTTAGACTCCTTTTTAGCTACAGCCCACGCCATTTTAAGGGCGCTACCCTCAAAGCCTACAGCTTTGAGTAGTTTAACCAATTCTTTATCTGTTAAAGATTCAGATGGTTTCCACACAGTATTGCTGAATTGCTCCAGCGTTTCCTTGTCAAGTTGTGCTTCGGTTTTTACTTCTGGTTTTACAACCAGTGCAGATGCTGATTGAATTAATTCTGGTTGACCAGTAAATAAAAACAATACAGCTACTGTTATTGCAACATAGTGATGTAAAACATCGCTAAGTTTTTCTTTTATATTCTCCATAGGCATTTCCTCCAATAGAGATAACGAACTATAAGAATACCATTAAAAAGTTTAATCTGTCAACCTGAGATCTACATTGTATTTGTTTTAGTTAACTAATAATATAATCATTTTTATTGATTTTTATTTATCTCTCTTCCCATGCTTAAAAAACTTTGGTAGAATAGGACTCTACTTAAATTAAATTAGACCGCTAGGCGGAGAAACAGGTACTATAAATGTCAAATACTATTACAAACCCGTACGAAAATTTTATTGCGTTATCACGTTACGCTAGATGGATTCCAGAAGAGAGCCGTCGTGAAACGTGGGGTGAGACGGTGGATAGATATTTTGACTTTATGCTAAACCACCTAAAAGAAAATCATAATTACATTCCAAATGAGAAGCTTGTAGCGGAATTAAAAGACGGTGTATTTAAAAGAAACGTCATGCCTTCTATGCGCTCCGTAATGACTTCAGGAGCAGCATTAGAAAGAGATAATGTAGCAGGATACAATTGTTCATTTGTTCCAGTAGATTCTCCAAGATCTTTTGACGAGACAATGTATATTCTTATGTGTGGAACAGGTGTTGGTTTTTCTGTCGAATACAAATATGTCAATAAGCTTCCTTCCGTCCCAGAAACTTTTGAAAAATCTACAACTGTAATTACAGTAGAGGACTCAAAGCAGGGTTGGGCAAAAGCTTACCGTGAACTTCTTGCTTTGCTTTGGTCAGGACAAATTCCAGCAATTGATGTTTCAAAAGTTCGACCAGCAGGTGCACGTTTAAAAACAATGGGTGGAAGATCTTCAGGTCCTCAGCCTCTTGTAAATCTTTTTGATTTTACAATTGCAAAGTTTAAGTCAGCAGCAGGTAGAAACCTAAAGCCAATTGAGGCCCATGACATTATGTGCAAGATTGGTGAAGTTGTTGTTGTTGGCGGAGTTCGTCGCTCAGCGATGATCTCTTTGTCAAATATTAACGACATTGAAATGGCTGCAGCTAAGTCGGGAAACTGGTGGGAAAATAATACACAACGTGCTCTTTCAAATAACTCTGTAGCTTATTCTCGTAAGCCAGACATGGAGCAATTTATTGCAGAATGGAAATCACTTTATGATTCAAAATCAGGAGAGCGTGGGATATACAATGTTGCAGCAGCTCAAAAGCAAGCCTCCAAGTATGGACGAAGAGATCCAGAAATTCATTATGGAACGAACCCTTGCTCAGAAATTATTTTACGTCCCTATCAATTTTGTAATCTTTCAGAAGTCGTACTACGTGAAAGCGATACAAAAAAAGATATTGAGCGCAAAGTTGAGCTTGCAACGATACTTGGAACATGGCAAGCAACATTAACAGATTTTAAGTATCTTAGAAAAATTTGGAAAGACAATACGGAAGAGGAAAGACTTTTAGGCGTTTCTCTTACTGGGCAGTTTGGTCATAAATTTATGTCTGGCAAAGAAGACATGATTGCATTAGAGTCTTTTCTAATGTCTATGCGTGAAAAAGCTAGAGACATAAATAAAGATGAGGCTACTAAGATCGGTATCCCAGAATCGGCAGCTATTACATGTGTAAAGCCTTCTGGAACCGTTTCACAGCTTGTAGGAGTATCTTCAGGCATGCATCCTTGGCATTCACCATATTACATTCGCACAGTTCGTGGCTCTAAGGGAGACCCTATTTCTGTTTTCTTAAAAGAAGTTGGAATTCCAGTAGAAGATGATGTTATGAAGCCAAATGAAACTTATGTTTTTTCATTTCCAGTAAAAGCTCCAGAAGGCGCAATTGTTAGAAGTGACCTGACTGCATTAGATCATTTAAACACTTGGTTGGTGTATCAACGTGCATGGTGTGAGCACAAGCCGTCTATTACAGTTTCTGTAAAAGAAGACGAATGGATGGAGGTGGGTGCTTGGGTTTACAAACACTTTGATGAAGTTTCAGGTATATCATTTTTGCCTCATTCAGATCACACTTACAAGCAAGCTCCCTACCAAGAAGTATCTAAAGAAGAGTACGATACTCTTGTTGCAAAAATGCCTAAAGAAATACGATGGGAAGATTTATCTTTTTATGAGACAGAGGATGGTACTTCTGTAAACGCAACACTCGCATGCAGCTCTGATGGAAACTGTGAATTGGTAGATATTAGCGCATAGTGGTACAATTATAGAATTGGGCTAAGGCTCAAAATTCCTAGGCTTCCCGCCTAGAAATAAGGAGGATCAAAAATGGCAAAAGCTAAAGAAGATCTTAATGGAGATGGAAAGGTTACAATGCAAGAGAAAATTCTAGCAGCACTAGCAAGTTACGGACGTCATTTCTTGGGAGCCGCAATTGCTCTCTATATGACTGGCAACACTAGTCCAAGAGACCTACTAATGGGCGGATTTGCTGCCACAGCACCCGTAATTTTAAAAGCACTCAACCCAAACGAAGCTTCGTTCGGTTTTACAAAAAAGTAAAAAGATAGTCGATTAGAAATACTCCTGTGCTAAAATTAGTACAGGAGTATTCCTATTTAGGAGACTATGGCAAATGGCAGGACAAAAGAATTTCGAAGTAGATCAAAATGCAACATTTAGCTTTGTAGTAGAATATAAAGACGATAATGGTAATGCGATTGATCTAACTGGCGCATCTGCAAAAATGCAGGTACGTGATGTAAAAGGTGGAACAAAGTTAGCAGTAACTTTAACATCTCCAAGCGGCGGAATAGTAATAAACGGCACACTTGGAAAAATAACTGTAACGCTTACACCAACTCAAACAAATAAACTCTTTTATCCAAAATCAGTATATGACATCATGGTTATAGATTCTAATGCGAATAAAATAAAGCTCCTTGAAGGGTTTCTTACCCTAAATAGATCGGTAACTATATAATGGTTGATTCCGTAATTGTTAGAGAGCAAATAAATAAAGTTGTCGTATCTTCTCCAGGTCCACAAGGCCCTAGAGGAAGAACTATTCTTAATGGCTCTGGAGATCCTTCAGCAAATCTAGGACTTTCTGGAGATTTTTATTATGACACCGTTTCTTCAGCATTTCACGGTCCAAAAGTTTCAGACCTAACTTGGTCTGGATCAAATAAAATATTTTTAACAAATAACACATTAGTTTATTCATGGGAGCTTACTCAGGTTACTGGGCCAACCCTAGGAGTATATTCTGTTGCTATTAGCCATGGATTAGGGTATCAACCAAACGTTACCGTAAAATCTAGCGCTGGAGATATTTTAGAAACTGGCATAGATTACAATAGTACTAACCAAATAACACTGACAATGGCTCAACCATTTTCAGGGACAGCATACCTGTCATAAGGAGATAGCAAATGGCAAGAAAATTTTTAGTTAGCGTTGATCTCAACAAGAATGAGTTGCTCAATGCTAGAATCCAAAACTTGGGCGCAGCCCCATCAAATCCAGTATCTGGTCAAATTTATTACGATACATCAAATCAAACGATGTACTACTACAATGGACTATCCTCACCTAATGGTCCATGGATGGCAATGTCTGGATCTACAGAGGTCATTCAAGACGTTATTGGTGCATCCGTACTTGCTGGTACAGCATTAACAGCAACATATGATGATGCCGCAGGCACAACAACATTAAAACTTAATGATACAGCTGTAACTGCTGGATCATATGGATCGACCACAGCAATTCCGACATTTACAGTTGACGATCAAGGTCGTTTGACTGCAGCAGGAACAGTAAGCGTAGCTACCAACCTTTCGGTTGCTGGAGATACTGGAACCGACACCGTAGACCTTCTTACAGATACTCTTACAGTAGCTGGCGGGGAAGGAATAGATGTAGCAGTAACAAATAACACCATTACTATATCTGCAGAAGATGCAACATATACAAATAAGGGTGTTGCTTCATTTAGCTCAACAGATTTTACAGTTACTGCAGGAGCCGTATCGCTTAACAAGGATCCAGTAATTACACTCTCAGGAGATGTAACTGGCTCTGCAACAATGACCAATTTGGGCGATGTAACAATATCAACCACAATTGAGCCAAACTCAGTAGCTCTTGGAACAGACACAACTGGAGATTATGTAGCTACAATTGTTGGCACAGCCAATGAGGTTACTGTTTCTCCAAATAGCGGAGAATCAGCAGCTGTAACAATTGGACTTCCAGATGATGTAACAATTACTAATAATTTAACAGTTGGCGGTAATTTAAATGTAACTGGAACAATTAACTCAGTAAACACTACTCAAGTAAATATTGTTGATAATAAGATTAATCTTAATACAGATTTTGCTGGAGCTCCAACAGTTGATGCTGGAATTCGTGTTGAACGAGGAACATCTCCAGATACAGAAATTTTGTGGAATGAAACATCAGATCAGTGGACATTAACAAATGATGGAACAAATTACCACGAAATAACAAGAAAGTACAAGACAACACTTAGCACATCAGCAACATCTTATACAGTAACTCACAATTTAGGAACAAAAGATGTAGTAACTGCTATTTATGAAGTTGCTTCCCCGTTTGCACAAATAGAAGCAGATGTCGAGCATACATCAGATTCAGTAGTAACTATTAGATTTGCAGTTGCCCCAGCATCTGGAGAATATAGAGTAGTTGTAATAGGATAAGGATTTAAAATGGCCAAAAAGTTTAAGTCATTACTCAATCTACTCACACTTGCAGAAGATCCACTTGTTGGCTCATCTGGAGATGTATACTTTAATGTTACAAGTAAAAACATTAAGATATACAATGGTGCAATTTGGGTTGACTTAACTCCAGGCTCTACAGATCCCGCNCCNTTTTATATGCACACTCACTCNTANGATGGANATGTNCANACANTTAACTTGCAGGAAACTATTGACTTTTCTAACATTAACGAAAATTCTAGCGTTGAAGAAGATATTCCTGTTATAATTGGTATTGATGGCGGAAGTCCAAATTCAAACTATAGCAACGCAAGCTACACTCAGCTAACCTTGCTAGACGGAGGCGAAATTGCCTAG